GCTTCATTGTTTTGATTACTAGGATTAGATACCCTAGCGCAATAAGCAACCATCTGCAAAAGATCATTTGAAAATTCGCTTTGTGCAGGTGGTTGACTATACGACATAAGTTTCACATTAAACATCTACTATTAATCCTTTTTTTCAAGCCAAAGTTGAACTTCACAAGCAATAAGTGTTACACTTACTACCAACTGTACTGGATCAAATAGAACAAAACCAGTAACAAGACCTACAAGGCCGATTGTAATACCAGTGCCGATAGCACCACGTGTTTTCATAAATTTACTTAACATATTGTTTCTCCTTATACTTTAAAGTTTGCGAATGAGTCTTTGTTGTTGTCATTATTACCCCAAGTCGCAATTGGTTTATCAGGGATAGTCATATCAGACATAATGTCAGATTGAGCTGATTCTTCAACATCATATAACTTCATTCTAGCTCGATCAATACCAATTACGAACCTTTTGTATTTACTTACATCATTATAACGATTTTTTAACTGCTTAACCATAACCTGATTTAGTTCATCTAATTCTTCAGTAGCAATCAAAGCAAACATTAAATCGGCCGTAGCTGGTAAACCAAACGATTCAGAAGTATCTTCCAATCCAACATCAGTGTTACCAAAACCAGATCGTGTAGTTTGAGTTGCTGTCATAATTGGAACATTAAACTCAATAGCTAAACCACGTAGTTCTTCAGCAATAGCTTTAATGTATGTATAACTATTGATACTTCCACCCATTGCTTTCATACGAGAAGATGAACAAATATTGAGATAATCAATATAGATCATATCAGGAATAAACTTCTTTTTCATCTTCATTTCATTTAACAATGCTCTAAAGTGGCCCGAATGTGCGCTACCTGTAGGATACTGTTTAATGATTAGTTTACCAATAGTACCAGTTGCAATCTTTTGAATCTTTTTAGAGAACACATCTTTAGATAATGTTTCAAGCTGTTGAATTGGTAGATCCATAAGATTAGCATCAATACGTTCAGCAATCTTTTCTTCAGCCATTTCCATTGTAATGTATAATACGTTTTTGCCTTGTTGTAAAACAGCAGCAGCGTTATGACACATGAACAATGATTTACCTACACCAGTACCAGCAAGACAAACGTTTAGCGTTTTGTTTGGAATACCACCTTTAGTGATCTTATTAAAGTAATCAAGATCAAATGGTATCTTTTCTTCAACACTATTATAGAATTCAAAACGACCATCAGCATCATCGATATAATCATGACCAATTTGTTGATCAAATGAAACACCAAGGGCTGTTGATAGAATATCAGGAATAGCACCTTCGCTTCTTTCTGTATCTTTGCCATCAATGATTTGAATAGAATCCATAATCGCAAGATAAACCGCTCGATCTTTACACCACTTTTCTGTTTCAACAATAAGATATTCAGTATCTAAATCAGTCTTAGTGCCAATTTCTTTAATGAGATTAGCAGCCTCATTTAGCATTTGGTCTGGAGCAGATACTTTTTGTAACTCAATATCTAATACTCTACCGGTTGGTAGTTTATTGTTAACTGCGACAAAACCTACAATCAGATCGAATACTATCTTGTAACAACCGTCAAAGTATTCTTTCTGAATGTATGGTATTACCCTACGACAGTATTCTTCATTATTTAGTAGATGGCTCAGTACGTGTGTTGGGATCTCGTTTTGCAATTTCTGTCGTTCCTTCTTCAATAATATGAGTTAATAGTTCGCCAATATAGTCATTGAATTTCTGATCTTTACATAGATCATCATGATCAAAGTCTCCAGGATCAGAAATATTATATGTAAATGACAAAGTTGCCATTCCTAACTGTGTATCTTCCTTGATAGACACAGTACCATATATAAATCTAACACCTTCAAATGGAGACTTATCAGTTAGATGCAATGCATAAAAATCAGAATCCGGATGTTCTACCGTAATGTAATGATTATCCATCTATTATACCACACTTTGGTTGTTTTGTAAAGGACTATTTGGTGCTTCAGGATCAAAATCAATTAAAGATTTATGACCAATCTGATATTGCTTAATCAAGAAGTCTTTAAACTTTTGAGTTTTCAGAATAGGTTCCCAGAATTCATCTTCTTTAGTAGCCTTTTCGCGAACCTTAGGTTCAACCATTTCACCAGTATCTTGATCTACACGACAGTACCAACCATTATTAGGCTTAACAACAAAACCACCAGCAAGAGCGATTTCAAGTAGACCTGAATTACGTTCGACACCACCATCCCAAGAGACTGAGACTGGGATTTTAGATTTTTCTTTAACCATTCGTGACTTTTCAACATTGATTATGAAATCATAACCAGTAACTTCCATACCTTGCTTGTTTTGTCTACGACCTAGAATCCAGATATTATCAGCTGAATAGTAAATACCAGTACCACCGGAAACTACAGCTTTAGGGAATAGACCCATTTCTTGATACGTATGATTAATGGCCAATAGAGGTACATCTTTCATAGTCAAGTAAGGTGTTACCATACGGAATAAACCCTTAATAGCTTTAGCTCGAGACATATCAGCAACTGATTTCTCGTTCAAAGCATCTTCTAGTTCTTTCTTAGAAGCAAGGTTACCAATAGA